CTCGGTCTTCACCTAATTCGTGTAAGAAAAAGGTGGCGCTCCCTGAAAACCCATAAATACGTGGTCATCACCAGTCGCCGCGTCGTCAATTGCTTGTGCATTCGCATTAGCACTTCCGACATAGGACATGATGATTTTAAACTCACGTGATACGAATTCATTAATCATAGAATTGGAGCTAGGAAATGGATCCACATGAAACGAAATACCAAACGCATTGTTTGTGTAAAACGGACATTCGAATTCAAATCCACCGTTGGTTAACGGAACGAAATCAATCGTCCCATTGAGGTTTGAGTGTAGGGTATCGGCAGACGTAACGAACGCGCCGAAGGAAAATTGGTCAGGAGGAACAAGACTAATCTTGGCTCTATCAGTTGGACCATTGTCAATACCGCAGGCAAAGCCCACGCGATGCCTAATACCGCCCCTAAGGCCGATAAAAGCATAACGCAAATATCCATACAAACTCTTATGAGTAGAAGGATCATTTGAAGCATAGACAGGAAATGGAGGAGGAATAATTAGTGATTGGTATCGAAGAACTTGAGTTTCACCCGCTGACTTGTCAAGGGCAAAATAGTTCTGAAAACCAGTAAATCGATGGAGCGCTGCACGCAATGATCCAGGAAATTCACCAAAATATAGTTCGCCAATGTGATCCATATTTGCAGATGAGGGATTAAGAATAACCACTTGAGAATCCTCCGGAGAGAGTGATCCAGCACCTTTCGGTGAAGTATCAGATTCCGTCTGAGGACGTTCGGTAGGTAATCGTGTATCCGACATTTGGTTAAAAACCATCTCACTTGATGAAACATATACATTGACTTCAATGTCTGAATCGTCAGGAGACTGCAGAGTAGTGAAAGGAACAACAGCAAAATAGCCGTTGGCAAAATCAATCAGCTGGTCACCTAAATAACCTACTTGACCAAGATCTCCAAAGAGATCAGTGGTCATATTTCTTGCCCAAGGTTTAGCAAACGCCCAATCCACCGTGACAGTCAACTCTTGCGTTTCTGCAAGATCAACAATCCAAGTTTGTTGTTTATTCAAATACAGAGTGGTATCAATAACCACATTCTGTGAAATATTAGGTTCATATAATAAGGCAATTTTGCCTCGATGAAAACTAGAAACTACAAACTGGAATCTATACGTAATCTTTCCTCTCCAATACTCATAAAGAGCAGCAGTATATGCCAATGGAGTAGGAACGCCCATATATGTTGAACCAGTAACCAAAAATCTCTTAAAAAGATATGGAGTAACTGGAGCTAACCAAATAGAAGTCGTCAGAGGAGTAACATCTTTCGACCAAGTAAAGGTATCGAAAAGGGATTCAATATCACAAAGATAAGGAATTGCCAATTCATCATCAGACGTTGCCATCACTCGAGGGTCAACAGTCAGAGCCTGCTTGGGATCTAGAGAAATTCTCTGACCAGTATCAAAACCAGTTGTTTGACAACCATTTTGAAAAGGTTCTGGACGAACACGAATAGGTTCATTGATTACAGTAGCAACTGAAAATCCAAACCACGACGCAACTGTGGCTACTCCTCCAGCAATAAAGCTAGCGGCTTCGGCAAAAGGTCCAATTTCTGGGACTTCTGTCAAATAGCCAGTATATTTGCTTACACTCGAAGCAAATCGTTCAATAGGTCCAGCCTCTCTTTCGTCCTGTTTACGTTTATTCTTTTTCTTCTTCATCGTTGCCGATTCAGTAGAAACTTCAATAACAGTACCAGTAGTACTTCCAAGTTCAATGTCAGATGCCCACGCATAAACAAATAGGGTGGGTTCAGATGGTGTAGAAGAAACACTCTTAATTTGATTCAGAGTATTAATATGCAGATGACCAAAGTCAACAGCATCATCATAATCATCTCCAGCTGCAAGAACTAAAGGTGAAGCATTGAACAAACGAAACACGGGCTGAGTTCCAATAAATGGAAACATCATTTCAAGAGGTTTATTTTCTTTCACATCAATGGTGCGGCACCAACGAGATTGACTCAAATATGAATTGAGCATAAATCTATTGGGCGTAGCAGCCAAGGTATTGAGGAATGTTAAGTTATCATTCCAACCCTCTAAAGGTTGATAAGATGCAATAAGCAATCCTCGATGGAAAGGTGTTCCAGACACAGTAATTCGAATATTAAGATTAAAGCGTGCATACGCATAATTCTTCAATTTCGCTCTCACTGATGGCTGAGAAAGGTACAAAGTCCAAATGTCCATATTCAGCGTTAGATCTGTGGAAAGAGCTAAACTTTGTGAATAAATGGCAATAGGACGAGAGAAAAAGTCAGAAACATCTAACAAGTTCTTTTGACCAATTTGTGGAGCAAAAGCCGTACCAACCGATTTTTCATCGATCTCAGTACCTGCAATATCTACCACATTTTCATGAACTGTTTTGGTATCCTCTTCAAAAGGTCCTTTAGTCATCTCAGAAACTGTCTCTGATTCAGTAAAAATTTGCTGATTAGATTTGTTTCTTTGTTGAGAAAACCAAAGTTTATTAATCGTCAATTGTAGAGCATCACGTTTACATGCCAAAGCAAAATAAACATCACAGTGATCTCGACATACTTCATCAGTGCTATAAGCTTGAAGTTGACGAACCTGATGATAGGTTAAACAGGGGAAAGGATTTTGAATATTTCTTAGGGAGTATTCTACTCCACGGAGTTCGATGGTAAGATCATCGATTAAATCTTGATTTGATTCTTGATTAGCTAGTCGTTGGTACCAATCATGCGCACGACTAAATGCGCAAGTGGGGTTTCCGATTTCTTCTTTAGAAGCAGTTACACAGGTCACAAACAATAAGTATAGTAACACACGTAAAACTACTCCAACGCGAAGACTCAGTCTCTCGA